TACAAAGCTGCTTCCAGAATAGTTAAAGTTACTATAATCACCCAAACTAAAACCGTCTGAATCAAAACTTGTTAAGCTGTTTGTATGGGTAAATTCTGAGGGTGTATCACTGCTTGTGAGCCACTTAGTAGCCCCTCTAACCTTATCGAACAATCCGTGGTATTCCGCCTCAGTTCTTCGTTTAAGCCAAGTAAAGTCTGGTTGAAAACCAACTCCAGTAATACTCTGAGTTCCACCATTACCAGTATAAAGCACAGTATTAAAATGTTCACTAGGAATAACAGCAGGGTCTGGTAGATTAGCAGTACATAATGCTAGATAACCACTAGGTGGTGTGTAATAAAAATCACCAATGCTATTACTATCTGTATTACCTTGTGCAGTTTTGTTACCAGCAAATGATGAGTCTTGTCCGAAGTTTAAATAACCATCAAAAGCACCACCACCATTATTTAATGTTGGAACATAAGTTCCACTTAAAGTAGTATAAGAAGCATTTGTACCAGTAGCAGGGTTTCCTGAATTTTGCCAAGTATTATTTTTTGCCCACCATATTTTTCCGTTATCTAAATCAAAAGCACAACCAATAACATCACCACTTGTCCAAGTTGTTTCTTGTACATAACTTCCACTACCATCGTAAGTTCTACCATTTGGATTGTAGTAAAAACACTTGTTTGTAATTCCATTAAAATATCTTTCAGTTTGTGCTACAGATGGGTCTGATATACCTACCATTGGAGAACCATCATTAGTTTCTATAAATTCAAAATACCATTTACCACTAGATACTGGAAAGGTACTACCTATAAATGAATAACCACTATCAGAATTAAAATCTACATATAAATTTCCTTCTCCTGGAGTTATATCAAAATTTGCAGAATATTTATCTAATGGGTTAGCAGTACAAAAGTTATTTGTTGGGCTATCTAATACTACATCTGTTGTTGCTAGATTAGTTGCAGTCCAGTTGTTACCATTACCAGATTTATCGTTGTAGTATGTGCCATCGAAGTCAAGATAGAAACCATTAGTACCATAACTACCAGTATATCTGATAGGTTTCCATTCTCCGTAATCTCCAGTTTCTCCGAAGTATGTAGGGTCTAGTGCTTGTCCATCAATATAATTAACTTCTGCTAAGTATCCGTCAAAATGATATGTAGTTGTATTTCCATCTCTACCTGCACCTACTACCATTGTGTAAGATGATGTATTAACTTGTAAATCTGTATTTTGTGGAACATAACTTTCTATTCCAAAATCTGTTACTTGTTCACCATTAACATATAATTTTTGTCTGTTAGATGATGTTGCTTGTGTTGTGTCTATAGCAAGAACAATGTGATACCAAGCACTAGGGTCACGCAATACTGCTGTGGATTGTAATCTGTAAGTCGCTCCTGCTGTATGCCAATCAAGGTAATCATTAAACATTGTAAGGTGAAAACCATAATTACTTGCTGTTTGATTACCACTTCCAAATAAACCTCTGCGTAAAGTAGAACCAATATTTCCACGCTTAACCCAACCAGACCAAGTAAGTATTCTTTGACTACCTGAACTTGTAGGTGTTCTACTTAGATAAGCAGAATCATCATCATTAAATCTAAGAGATTGGTCTATTGTGTAGTCGTAGTAACTAGCAGTTGCACTTGCAGGAATTACATCTGAGTTAATTAATGCCATTACTGTTGAGCCAATGAGTTATAAACACGAACATTTGTTCCATCTGAAATGTAACCGATTACATAAGTACCTGCTGTAGTAATTGTAGTTAGCATATCTGCACCCATTACTTTAGTTGTTGATGCTGCACTTATTGTATGTCCACCAGTATTTACTAATACTATAGTGCCAGACTGACCATCTGGAATGTTAGTAAAGGTTAGAGTAATATTGCCAGTAGGTGTGCAAGTAAAGTTAGTACCTGCGTTTAAATCAAAAGAACCATCATTATCTACAACATCTGCACTTCTAGCTGTGCCATCAACTGTTAAGTTATCAACCTTAACTGACTCTTTGTTTTGATATGCTAAATCACCTAAGTCACCATTAGTCGGTACTTGATTAGGGTCTGTTCCAATTAGTTTAGCCATAGTCTATTCTCCTGCCCACTTACGATAAGGTGTAGCTGGTGCATCTACAGTAGGTAGTGCAGACAACTCATCATCTGTTAAATTAGCAATCAGATTAGCGTGATAACCATCTAATGCTGTCATCTCTGGATATTCCATACCTTCATCATCTGTTAGCATATTACCAGTTTCTGTGTAGATTGTGCCTATCATATCTATTGCTGTGCCAGTAAATCTCCAGTCATAAGCACCAGTCATTTCCCATTCAGCATCTAGTTCTAAGTCATCTGGTCTGATGTTATTCTCATCTTCCATATCGTAGTCTTTAGTTGCTAAGTTAATTGATTCTAATGCTTCCCATAGTGAGGATTCATCAGTTGCTTTTAAATATATGTTACTCATAATTAATCCTCTGTTAGTGCTACAAGTTCTGCGTTGGTTAGACGGGTTGGGTAGTAGGAAATCTTCTTGATGTGACCATTTAAAGCTTGACTGCCTGAAAAAATAGAGCCAATATTTAATTGCGATACTACTGGCAGAGTACCAATTGAATCTGTTCCAACTAAACCACCATCAAATGCAAAGGCAAAATCATTAACTTTATATGAAGCAGTCTGTTTGTTGTATGTATTAGCAGATACAGTTCCAGCAGTATTATAAATTGCAACTGGATTATCACCATTAATGTTTATATAAAGTCTAGCTCTTGTTTGGTTGGTATAAGCCGTTTTATTAAACTGAATATAATTATTGTTTGAGCCATCGTTAATATTTATTAAATCTTTTCCTGCTGCAGATGTAGAAACAGTTGAAGCCTCAGCATACAAACTACCCTCATCTTGACGATACCAATCACTGAAGTTAGTACCCGTCATACTTGCTGAATCTGCCGAGCGAGTCACTTGTGAGCCACTGGTAGGGATGTACGATGTGGGGAATGCTCCTGCTTCAGCTTGTGCACCCCAGATGTAAGCACCAGAGTAACCATCACCTGTGTATGATTGTTGAGAACTATCAGAATGGGTAGCTGAATTGGTTAAACAAATTCTAATAGTTGTTGATACTGTTAAATCAGCTTCAAAACTAACAATACAACGATACCAACCATTTCCAACATTTACTGTACTAGCTGAAAAATTTATAGCAAAACCAACTGAACCAGGATGTGTATAATTAACATTTCCATTTAATAAATTAAATGTAGCACCTAATCCACCTGCATTTATACTTAAACCTTCTCTTTCTCCTGCTTTAGCATAACAAGAAAGAGTATAATAAGTTCCATCTACCATACTAAAACCATCATCAACATCGTGTCTGTTAGTATTAGTATCTTCCACTAATTTGTCAGCAGTTAATGTTCCATCTGGTGCTATGATTGTATTAGCTGTAATAGAACTTTGAGATTTTAGCCAAGCACCATTATCAAATTCTTCTGAATATACTTGTAGATTCGTCCTCTGCTCCTCAATCAACAGACCTTTGCTTTCACCAGTGACAGGGTCGTGGTCAAATCGTGCTTCACCACTTGCCGCAGTTTGTAGCACTGGGATGTAGTTGGTGATGGGTTGGGTTGTTGTTGGAGTGTAGGCGGTTACTGAATCTCGTTGTTCGAGTTGTGGAGCCCAAAGATAAACCTCTGTTGCAGTATTTGAAGCGTGACGAAAATCTACTCCGTAAAAGTTACTCAAATACTGTCCATTAGTAGCTTCTAAATCAAATCGTTGCCAAGTGTCAGTGAGGGTTACTAATGCTCCAGTAGCTGTATTATGAGCAAGAATGCAGGTATCCGCCGTTCCAGACGCTACTTTTGCGTAAATGCTTCTTTGATATCCCGATGAGGCACTAGACCCGCCAAAAACATTGTTATAAAAAAATCTTCCATCCGAAACATTAGTAACTTTAATTGCATCAGTAGACCCATCTGGCGCAGATTGACCAGTTGTTACAGAAACAGTAGCGTCGTCCCATCCAATAGCAAATGACGAATCTGGAATCAAATTCTCTTCAGCCTTCGCAAAGGTCTTACCATCGTAGTAAGTCGCTGTGCTTGAGCGTGTGAAGTCAATGCGTGGGTCTAGTGTCTTGCTGTTAGCAAAATCTAATAGTAGTGATGGACGGATAGTAGGCTGATTGTTTGTGTTTCTGATTGTGCCTGTTACGTCTATGTTTCCTGTACCAGTAATGTTATTAGAATTAAGGTCTAAGTCACCACCTAGTTGTGGAGTAGCGTCACCGACTAAGTCGGGTGCTAATGTATCCCAACTAGAGCCATTATAGATATAAGTAGAATTATCAGTAGTATTGAAGTACCAGTCACCAGTAGTTACTGGGTCACCATTACCATCTACTGTAGGATTAGAAGATAGAGCACCTAGGTATAGACCATCGATAGCTTCTTGTGCTGCTTCTGCTGCGGATTGTGCTGTTTCTGCAGCTGTCTGTGCAGTTTGTGCTGCAGTCGCTGAGGTAGCTGCATTAGTCTCTGAAGTAGATGCGTTACTAGCCGAAGTAGCTGCTGCTGATGCTGATGTGCTAGCGTTAGATGCTTGAGTAGTTGCTGTAGAAGCTGAAGTGCTAGCTGATGTAGCTGAAGCTGCTGCGTTAGTCTCTGATGTACTAGCTGCACTTGCACTTGATGCTGCAGCTGTAGCTGATGTTGAAGCTGATGATGCACTAGATGATGCTGAAGTAGCACTACTAGATGCTGAAGAAGCACTTGAAGCTGCATTAGTTTCTGATGTTGCTGCATTTGTTTCTGAAGTAGCTGCATTGGTTTCTGATGTTGCAGCGTTAGTCTCTGATGTAGCTGCATTTGATTCTGACGTTGCTGCTGCAGATGCACTAGCCGCTGCTGCTGTCTCACTAGCTGCACAAACCGCTTCACTACCTGCTATGTTTGATTCCGATGTAGCTGCTGCACTAGCACTTGCTGCTGCATTAGTCTCTGCAGTTTCAGCGTTAGTTTCCGCAGTCTCTGCTGCACTCTGAGCTGTTTCTGCAGCTGCTTGAGCCGCTTCAGCTGCTACCTTAGCTGCTTCAGTATCTGCAATAAGAGCGTCTAAGTCATAACTGTCTGCTAGTACAGCTGATGTAGCAATTCCGTATCCTCTATCTATACTCATAATCTATTCCTGTTATGGATTTCTTAAACGCCTACGCATAGCAAGAACTGCTAGTGCTAGTCTCTTCTTTTTGCTTAGTTTTGCCATATTCCCTCATCTCCGCTTAACTTAATGAGTGACTCTCCACTGAGGAAGAGCCACGGGGTTAAATTAAGAAGATAATTCTTGAATTGAACCTGGACGAGTAACCTTAACGCCATACACTGTATCAGCAGTGAATAGGTCAGCAAGTTTCTCTTGTTTGTACTGAGTTTGAGTACGAACTGCTTGTTGTGTAGCAAGTACAACAGCGTCTTTCTGGAATAAGAAAGCTTTCTCTGTAGCACCAGTACCAACTTGAGTTGACATATAAACATCAACACCATAGATTGTACCAATCTTACCAGTTCTGATTGCAGAACCATCACCGATGAACTGTTGCTCAGTAAATCTGTCAGTAGACATAAGAGCAGTCATACAAGATGGAGTTACAACTAGAGCTCTGTCGTTAACTGGAACATCGTTATCATTTAGTGCTTCGATACCTTGTAGGATTGAAGTATCCCAGTTAGTAACTGAACCGATAACAGCATTACCACCAGTTAGTGCAGAAGCACCATCTAGAGATGTGATGATTGAAGAATCTACTTGCTTAGCTAGTGCATAACCAGCGTCGTCAGTGTAGAAACGTCTCATTGAATTAAGTGCTTGTAACTCAGCGATATCTTCGATATACATTGACCACTCATAATGTTGGTCAATAGCCACTGAGATATCAGCCGCTGTATCTGTGATTGCAGTTACATCTGAATCAGCAACTTTAGCTGAAGCAGCACTTCTACCAGGATTAGGAATGTGAATAGTATCACCTTTCTTACCTTGGTGGTTTAAGTTCTTGACGAGGTTTGCTACTACTAGATTAGCTTTGTAAGTAGCGATGACTTCGTCAGACCAAATTTCTGGGATAAATACCGCAGAAGTAGTCGTAGTCATATTAGCCATTTATTTACTCCTTGTTATGATTTATATAGCTTTATTTAACTCTACCCTCTGCATATGCTTTGAAAATTTCACCTTCCATAGATTCATACTTCTGAGGGTCTGTCATTTTTAAGCGAATTAAGTCTGCACGTCTGTACGTCTTTCCTCCGCCTGTCGCTGAACCTGTAGAAGTTCTTGATTCTGCTTTACCAGCTTTTAATGCTGCTTGTCTTTCAGCTTCTGCTTGTTCATTTACTTCTTGCGTCTTATTAATCATTGACCTATCTTTCCAGTTAGTCAATAACTCATTAGCTGCATCGTAATTGTAAGCATCCGCCGCTTGGAACAACTGCATACGAATCGGACTTCCTTTAACCCACTCTTGAAAACCAGAATCTTTTACGATGTCTGTGTAATCAGGGTGTACTGTCTCCAGTTGTGTCTTCGCACTAGCCTGAGCCTGTTGTGCTTGAAAACGCTGAAATTCTTGAAATTTAGGGTGGTTTTCGATAGCCTTGTTAATCGCTAAATCTGGATTATCAAAGAAATCGACAGGTTCTTCCTTAATTTCATTTGTATCTTGTTGTTTTGGTGTAGATTGTGCTTGTTGAATCTGTGCTTGAAGGAAACTATCTGAAAGTTTTCTTAACTCTCCAACTTCTTGTGCCTTACGACCCAATTCTTTTTCGAGGTTCTGATAACTCTCTATAATTTCTTCTGTACTCTTACCAGCAAACTTATTAGGTATTACATTTTCTGTTGAATCTTCAGCTTCAGCTACTATCTGTTCTTCTACTGTATCATCAACAGCAGCTTCAAATGTTTCTACTGCATCGTTTGTTGTTGGTTCGATTGTTGATTCAGGAATATCTGAACCAGTCGACTCTTCTGCGTCTACTACTATACTTGTCATATTTTTCTCCGTCCTTTATGGATTATGGAATTAATAAATGATATTTGACTTTCGTAAAATATCTAATGGCAGAGCTACAAATCGAGTTCTTCTGCCGCCTGTTTTGTTACCTCTTCTAAGTTAATAATTTGTCTTAGAATCGACAACTGACCTCTAGCGAACCAAAGGTCTTTTTCACTTTCCACACTATCTAATTGATTAGTCAAGTCTTCGAGATTCTTTAATTCTTGAATTAAGTCTCTCCAACCGTCCTGTTCTGTTAAATTTAGTCTATTGTGGTAAAACTGTTTGTCTTCTTGCGTTAGCATAATTTAGTGCTGTCTCAGATTTAAGATGGTCAACTTCAGGTACTGTTCTCATAGTCTCAACTTTAGTGCTTTCTGTATCAGCCTTCATCTTATCTATTTGTGCTAATTCTTTCTGTAACTTAATTAATCTCTCTTGAATATCTAATTGATTAGGTTGGTCTCCACTAGCACCTGCTTCTTTAGCATTCTTCATCGCTTTAGTCATCTCTTCTTGAGCTTCAGCTAAAGTCTTCTGAATGTCTGCCTTCATCTGCTCCATCTGTAATTGGTGATGGTACTGTTGCATCTGTTGTGCTTCAGGATTAGGTTGTAGTCCTTCTAACAGTGCATTGACAATTTGGTCTCTATTATGGATACTAGAGTTCTGGAAGATTGCTAACAAAAGAATATTGAAAGCTGGAGAATCTTTCGGAACTGACTGCATCATAGAGACCATCTGTTGCATCTCTAATTCTTTAGCCATAATACCCATAGTAGAGTATGGAATAAACTGATAATCTACAACTGGATATCTCTCGACATCAAATTGTATCTTTCTCCATAGTGCCTTATTAATCATAGGTACTAGGAAAGTATTCTGGAAATTCATTAGTGTGCGTTTCTGTCTCTTAATTGATGCTGATTGCATCATCGACATACCAGCAGAAGTTGCTCTGTCTGGTACATTAGAGACATCCGCAGCTCCAGTACCCATCTGAATCATAGATTGCAGAAGGTTAATTTGTTGCATCGTATTAGGGTCAGTAGAACCTAAATTAAGAGGCATAATAGCTTGTTTAGGGTCACCATTAGTAAGGATAGTCTTACCAGGTCTAACTTCTAACTTGATACCTCTAGGTAATCTTGTAGCATCTGCAGCTACCATAGGTGTAGTAGTTAGTGCCAAAGAATCAATTCTAGCTCTCATCTCAGCATCTAGTGCTTTCTGTGAGTTAAAACCTTTCTCACATACTCCTCTACCCCAGAACTTATTAGGTACGATATCGTGTTGGTAAGAGACGAAAGGTCTATCTACCATCATAAAAGGATTCTCTTCTGCTCTTAGAACATAAGCGTCATTAGCGATAGTAACTACTGCTTCTACTAACTCATCTTCATCGTACTCGAAATCATCTTCTGTTTCGTCTTTATTTAAGTATTTAGCAGGTATTTTACCCCAATACTCTGTAATCTTTATCTGGTCACCAGCATCTTGCATAATCTCTGGGTCATAACCGAAGTCTACTTCATCTACATCTGCAGGTACGTTTACATCTCTATAGACACCATTAGCGATGCCTTCATTTAAGATATAACGAGGTTTATATACTTCGTGGGCGACACCTAGTGCTTCATTGATTGTATTCGCTGCTGGGTCAATTAAGAACTCTTTAGGAGATACTGCTTCTAGTTTGACATCTATAGAAGCATACTCCTCAATCTGTCTCACAGAAGTCATAGTACCCTCTACAGGTACTGAGACAGGTCTGAATTTACTAGTCTGTTCTACAATTATCTTAGCGATACCAGTACCATAGATAGCACCATTTAAGAATGTCTCACAGATAGCATCTTTACAACCAGTGTCTTCTAAATCTTCTTGTAGTAAATTACGGACATATTCTACATCTCTCTTATCGTTGTCCAACATATCATCTTTAATGTCGAACCACTTACCTCTACCGAATGTAGCTTCTTCTAATTCAGCTACTGAAGCTTCTACTGCTTGTTGTAGAGCTGGTGTAATAATTCTAGACTTCTCAGAAGAACGTACCATATCCTCTGGTTGCCAGAAACCTCTCCAAGTACGATAATAGGCATCCCAATCAGCAAGATAATTAGTATCTCTGAAATCACGCCAATCGTCTAGTCTGGTCATCAACCAGTTAGATAATGCTTGGTAGTCGTTTTCTTCTTGTGCCATAAGTTAATATCCTGCCATTTCATCCATTGGTTGCCAATCTTCCTCAAGTTCTATAGTGTGCATAAAGTCTGCTACACTTACCTGGTCGATATATGCCAACGCATCTATAATATCATCGTGAGTGCCTCTAGTAGGGAACTCTATTAGTTGTGTCTCTAAATCGTCTATATACGACTTATCTGGGTTAAATGTTATCTTACCGTGTTCTAGTCTTCCCTGTAGAGCCCAAGTAATTCTATCTGCTTTCTTCTTACCACCGTGGGTTACATCTGTAATTGTCACCCAGCGACCGTCTACTCTCATCTGGTCTTCTAGGTAAGGTAGTATAGCGTTCTTTAACGACCCTGCTTCAATTCCGACAGTAGTTGCTTCATTTTCGATAGCAGCTGTGAGAATCTTTCTTGCAGTTTCTTTGATAGACCATCTACCGTGGAGGATATTCTTGACCCACCAGTGGTCACCATCAATTTTAACGATTGCAATAGCTGTTTCATCTAGTTTAGAACCTTTTAATCCTCTTTCCTTCTCTACATTCTCAAAACCTGCTGGGTCGACTGCTATGACATAATTACCTTCTTCAGGTTCTTCATCATCATATTTAATCCAGTCATTCTTAAATATACCACCAGTGAATGAGACGAAAGAAGCTTCAAATTCTTGTCTGAATGCCTGAGTCGACATAGTCTCTCTGGCAACTTTTATCTCTTCTGGGTCAATTAAAGGATTATCTGTAGAATTGAACTGGAATGCCTCCCAATCTTCATTCTTAGGGTCATCTGCTTCCTGCCACAGGTCATAGAAATGATTCTTACCTGCAGGAGTACCGATGAATAACGCCCCACCTTTAACATCTGCCAGTGTAGGTCTGATGATTTGTTCCCATACTTCTACCTTCATAGAAGCATACTCATCTAGAACTACATATGCCAGTCCCACTCCTCGTA